AATCTGTGGCCGAAGGTACAGGCATCAAGCGCCTGATCATCAACGTGCCGCCACGACACATGAAGTCCATAAGCGTGGCCGTGGCGCTGCCTGCGTGGACTTGGGCATCGCAACCATCCAAGAAGTTCCTCTATGCGTCCTACGCCTCCTCCCTGTCGATCAGGGATAGCGTGAAGTGCCGCAGGCTGATCGATAGCCCGTGGTACAAGGCGCACTTCGGTGACAAATTTAAGCTGACCGACGATCAAAACCAGAAGCAGCGGTTTGAAAATGATCAGACAGGCTATAGGATCGCCACCAGTGTCGGTGGTGCGCTAACTGGTGATGGTGGTGACATCATCTGCATCGATGACCCACACAACAGTGTGGAGGCCGACAGCAGCAAAGTAAGGGAGGGTGTGCTGGAGTGGTGGGATCAGGCCATGCAGACGCGCCTCAACGATCCGCAGACGGGCGCGTTTGTCATCATCATGCAAAGATTGCACGAACAAGACCTCACGGGACACATACTCGCCAATGAGCTAGGCAATGAGTGGGATCACCTATGCCTGCCTGCCAGATATGAGATCGGCCACCCAACGCCCAACAGATCAAGCCTTGGCTTCACAGACCCACGAACAGCCGAGGGTGAGCTACTGTGGCCCGACAGGATGGATGAGAAGACCCTGACCACCCTAGAGCGCAGCCTTGGCTCCTACGCAGCCGCAGGGCAGCTACAGCAGCGGCCAAGCCCCAAGGGCGGTGGCATACTCAAGTCAAGCTGGTGGGTGCCGTGGGAAAAAGAAAATTTACCTGACAATATCGAATATGTAATCCAGTCTTGGGATACAGCCTTTGAAACAAAGGAAAGCTCTAGCTTCAGCGCCCGTACCACTTGGGGCGTATTTAAGCATCAAGGATATGACTGCGCCATTGTGCTGGAGGCGTGGTACGACAAGGTGAGCTATCCAGAGCTACGCAAGCTGGCACAGGAAGCATACGATGATTGGGAGCCAGACGCAGTCTTGATTGAAAAAAAGGCGTCAGGGCAAAGCCTTCTGCAAGACCTCAGAATGGCAGGGGTGCCAGTGCTGGCGTACAGTCCAGACCGCGATAAAGAAGCTCGCGCACACGCCGCATCTGCCCTTCTGGAAGACGGCAGAATATTCTATCCCAAGCGCAAATGGGCCGAAGATTTGATCTCAATATGTGCCGCCTTCCCTGCTCACCCAAATGATGATATCGTTGACACTTGCACCCAAGCATGGCTAAGACTGCGTAAGGGCTGGTTCCTTGGTCACACTGAAGACCTGACTGAAGATGACGAACCAGAACCACAAAGGATAACTCTCTATGGCTGATCCAAATGTAATCCCGTTTGCCGAGGGCGCACCCGCAGATGACCTGATGATTGAAGAGCTACCTGACGGTGACGTGCTGATCGGTGATCCAGAGCTTGACGATATCGATGAGAGCGACAGCGGATTTGACGCCAACCTCGCAGAAGAAATTGACGCACGGGAGCTATCGGCAAAGGGCGCGGAGCTTGTGTCGTATTACGAGAACGATGAAGCCGCCAGAGACGAGTGGAAAACCCGATACAAGGCTGGCCTCAAGACCCTAGACCCAGATGGGGGGCTAGATGAAAGCGAAGACGAGAGGGCCACCCGTGGCCTGTCTATCGTTGTTCACCCCCTGATCGCAGAAGCGGCAACCCAGTTTAATGCCAAGGCCATCGCAGAGCTTTATCCGTCAGGTGGCCCAATCAAGTCGGTCATCATTGGTCAGCCAGACGAGGAAATTGAAGAGCAGGGCCGCAGGGTCAGAGAATTTATGAATTACCAGATCACAGAGGAAATGCCCGAATACTTTCCCGATCTGGATCAAATGCTGTTTCACCTACCGCTCGTCGGCCAGACGTTTAAAAAGGTTTGGTGGGACGTAAACCTCGACAGGCAGTGCAGCCAGTTCGTCAAGGCCGAAGACTTCTGCGTGGCTCCAGATAGCAAAGACCTCTACACATCCCCACGCTACACACACATCATCAGAATGCCGAAAAACGAATATAATCGCTACGTCCAAAACGGCTACTACCTCCAGACAACCGATGACGGCAGCGAAGATATCGATCCAGCCGACAGCGTAATTGGCGAAATCGAGGGCGTCGATGAATACGACAACAACGATGATGTAATCACACTGCTGGAAATGCACCTCTATGATCTGTTCGACGGCATTGATGGCGAGGAAATGGATGAGGACGATCAGGACGATAACGCTGTCGCCCTGCCCTACTGCATCACAATCGATTACGATAATCAAAAGATCGTGTCGGTCAGGCGCAATTGGCGCGAAGACGATGAGCTAAAGAAACGCCGCGACTGGTTCGTGTCGTATAAGTTCCTGCCGGGTTTAGGCTTTTATGGCTTTGGCCTCTATCACATGATCGGTGGGCTGGGCAAAGCGGCGACAGGATCGCTTCGCGCCCTGCTCGACAGTGCCGCATTCGCAAATATGCAGGGCGGGTTCAAGCTGCGTGGCCGTGTGACTGGCGGCGATCTGCAAGTATCTCCCGGTGAATTTGTCGATCTCGACAGTACCGTCGATGACGTGACGAAGGCCATTATGCCGCTGCCGTTTAAGGAGCCGTCAGGTTCGCTGTTTAATCTGCTGGGCTTTATGGTCGATGCGGGACAACGCTTTGCGTCCACAGCCGATCTCAATGTCGGTGACGTAAATCCCAACGCGCCAGTGGGCAGCACCGTGGCCCTGATTGAGCAGGGATCAAAGGCGTTCAGCGCAATTCACAAGCGCCTGCACTACGCGCAGGGCCAAGAATTTAAAATGCTGGCGGCTCTAAACGCAGAAAATCTGCCAGAAGAGTTTACGTTCTCACGCGCTGGCGCAGCCGAAACGATCTATGCCGCTGACTTTGATGAGCGCATTGACATCGTGCCTGTGTCCGATCCCAACATATTTAGCACCGCCCAGCGCATCGCGCAGGCACAGGCCGTTCTGCAAATGGCGCAGGCCGCGCCTCAACTTCACGATATGTACCAAGCGTACAAGCGCATGTACGAGGCGATCCGCATCCAGAACATCGATGAAATACTGAAAAAGCCAGAAGAAGCTGTCCAGATGGACTGCATCGATGAAAATATGAGCGTGATGTATGGCAAGCCAATTCGTGCATTCATTGAGCAAGACCATGAGGCGCACATCGCAGTTCACATGCAGTTCCTGCAAGACCCATCTTTGGCAGGCAACCCCGGCGCTAAGACCATGCAGCCGATCCTAATTGCCCACATCGCGGAGCATATCGCGCTTCTGTATCGCCTCAGAATGCAGGCAGGCGTGGCAATGGAACTGCCGCCACTGCCAAACTTCAAAGACCCCGACTTCAAGTTTGAGAATGTTGATCCAGAGCAGGATCGCATTATCAGCCAACGGGCCGCAGAAGTGGTCAGGGCCGCACCCCAGATGAAGCAGATCGAAGCCATCAGGGGCGTGGGTCAGCAGCAACAGGGTCAGGGCAATCCGTTGGAATACGCGCAGCAATTGGCAAAGCTGGAGACCGAAGCCCTCACGGCCAGAACGCAGGCGCAAATTGCTGCCGATCAGGCCAAGGCCAAATCCAACATTGAGATCAAGCAGGCTGAAGCGCGTCAGGATATGCAGATCGAAATGGCAAAGGCGCAGGCCGACTTGCAGGCAAAGGTCACAAAGCTGGAAGCCGAATTGCAGCTTGAGCGAGAGAAAAACGCCGCGAAAATTCAAATGGAGGCAATGAAGAATGTACCCCCCACGATCCTATAATTTGCCCCCAATTAATCCTGCGGCCTTCGGCGGTCAGCCGACAGAGCAAGCGCAGGGTGGTCAGCCCCCACCTCCCTCCCAAGGTGGGGGTCAGCCACCCATAGACATGAATAAGTATTTAATGAATAAAGTGGCAGAAATTCGCAAGCGCATGGGCGCTGGTGAAATGGGTGCCTTGACGGCCATATCAGACGCCGCACAAGTTTCCGCACCGCAGCAGCCCCCCATGCAGGGGCCACCCCAACAACAGGGAATGGCGTGATGAACGACAAAATGTATAGACAGAACGGCGCGTTTGCAAATATGGTTCCACGACAGACGGTGATTGGCAATCAGCCGCACATGCTGGCTTATATCAACCCGTCCGAGGAGCAATTGCTGCAAGAGTATCGAAATGATGCGCCCGTACTTGCTGGGCCAGACGGTGTGCCTTCCTATGCTATTCTTGGCTATGAAAGCGTTGGCGATATGTTTGACGGCGGTGGGCCGGGTAAATCTGGCGCACAGTTTAGCGGAGGGGGTGCCGCCAACTTGGATACGGACAACGATAATTACATTTCTCAGAACGAATATTCGGCAGGGAAATCAGCGTCCGAGGCGAATAGAAACAACAGCATTTCCAATGCCTATGACAATCGAAACAACTTCATCAGTGGGATCAGCAACGCTGCTGGCGCATTGCCACGGGGTTCAGTAGTTGCGGAGGCAGCGCGTGGCGGCAATATGGACACTATGAAAACCACTGGGGCTGCAAAATACTTGCAGGGTGGTGGAATGCCGGGCGCTTTTGTAAGGGGTTTTACTGGCGCGGCTAGGGATGCGGGTCTAGCTTTAACGCCACAGCCAGTGCAAGCCTTTGCAAGGCAATTTGGCAGAGACGCTAGAACTATGGGCCAAGTCTTAACTGGTCAGGGCAATCTCACAGCAGCGCAAGAGCAAGAGCGATTGGCTAAGAGTACAAACAGCATCTTTAATCAGGGCGGCAAGCCTCCCCCCCAAGACGTTATTGA